CGTAGGCGGACAAACTACGGGCTAACCGCTCGCCACCTGCCTGGAGCTTCTCCACTCGTGGATTATTGCGTACTGTCGTTTGCCGAGGCTGGTCAGTTGGAGCACTGGGGCCAGTGGCCCAAGTGTGCGCATCATCATCACGTGAAAAAGCGCGAGGCTTTAAAGATGATCGCCGAGGATTCACATCGCTTGGTTGGTGGCGAAGATACCTGCGTCGAACACCCTGTCAGTATGATCGTCCCTCTAGTGGTGCAGGGGATGTGGTCCCTGCAGCCAACGTCGAGGTTGATGGGCTTCCAGGTTTGGGGCCTTCCCCCGATAAAATGAGATCGGCGCTGATGTGCACGGCGCCGTAATGCGGCCGCAGCGGTTGGCCGACGTCCCGCCCCCTCGTGGGTGAGCGCACGTCTCCATCCTTTCCCGTTTGCCTGTCGCGTCGTGGATGAGGCCCGGTGTCGTGAGACGCTGGGCCTCTTCGTGCAAAGGAGATCGTTAACATGGCCACCGCCAAGAAAGACGGCAAGGGCGCGCCAGCGTCTGCCGGGCAGGTGCGCCAAGCCAAGAAGCTGACTAGGAAAGAAAAGAGCGTCGCGCGTAAGGCTTTGTACAAGCAGGTGCGTGACGAGTTTGCTGCGTCTAGGCCGCAAGTGAAACGCGGTGCTCATACTGGTTTACCAACTGTTATTAGAATCGACGGTCAGCCTCGTCCTGAGGAATATGACGAGGTGCTAGCGAAGCGTATTTGTATGATGTTCGCTACTGATCCTGAGATGAGCTTGTCGGGCCTTAACGCGGACCCTACTATGCCGACTGTTTGGACATTCTATGAGTGGCTAGATTCGCACTCCGACCTCTACAAAAATTACACACGTGCCCGTGAGATTCAGGCAGATGTTCAGGCCGAAGCGCTGAAGGATACTGCGGCCAATGCGCTTCGTGGCGTGACTACGACTCGCCGTCAGGTTGTGACTAAGGATGGCGATGTTATCGATCTTGAGGAAGAGCGCGTTCAGGACAACGTGGAACGTGCTAAGCTCATGGTCACTACCCAGCAGTGGTTGCTTTCTAAGATTCGCCCTAAGAAGTACGGTGCTCAACCCCTGGAGCTTGAGAACAACGACTCGTTGAAGGACCTTCTGGGTGCCTTCCGCCGTCGCAGCGAGGAGCTGGACAAGGATGGCTCCTAGACTTAACTACGGCCCGAGGATGGAGCGGTTCGCGATGCGGCCGCCTGAGCTTGACAAGAAGATCAACCTGCTCGTTGGCTCGGTCAGGTCTGGCAAGACCTGGGGGCTGCATAGCAAGATCATATACCTTTGCGACTACCCGGCCGCTGGCAGGCGGCTGTTGACCGGCGTCAGCAAGGCGTCGATTAAGACCAACGTACTGACTGATCTCTTCGACTTGGTTGGGTCGCGCAACTACAAATACAACAATCAATCCGGTGAGCTTAGACTGTTCAACACTGACTGGATCGTTTACGGCGCTCATGACGAGGGAAGTGAGAAGTATCTTCGTGGCGCCACCATCGGCGCGGCAGTGTGCGACGAGGTCGTGCTCATGCCGCAGTCTTATTTCCAGATGCTGCTGACGCGGCTCTCCCCGGTCGGTTCCAGGTTGTATGGTTCGACGAACGCCGACAACTCTGAGCACTGGTTGAAGAAGGATTACCTCGACAACGAGAAGCTGGCGGACATCCTCTGGTCCGAGACGTACACGATGGACGACAACCCGAACCTGGACCCAGGGTACGTGGATGACCAGAAGAAGCTCTATACTGGGGTATTCTACGACCGGATGATCCTGGGTCGTTGGAACATGGTCGGCGGCGCGGTGTACTCAACCGTCTGGGGCGACTGGACGTTGTATGATGACAAGACCAGGCCAGGCACGCTCTACAATATGGGTCGTCGCGCGGCTCATTACATCGGCGTGGACTACGGCACCACCAACCCCTGCGTGTTTCTGCATGCCATTGATGACGGCCAGACGCTCTGGTTTGACAACGAGTATTACTGGGACAGTGGCAAGCGGCAGCGCGCCAAGACCGATTCCGAGTACGCCGATGACCTGGCCGAGTTCATCAAGGACTGTAACGTCGGGCCAGGTGCCCAGCCCTGCGTGCTGATCGACCCTTCCGCCGCCAGTTTTCGCGAGGAGTTGCGGCGACGAGGCAGCCTGTGGCTGGCCAACGCTAACAATGATGTGCTGGACGGTATCCGGCGCGTGGCTTCAGCTTTGAAGCAGCGGAAGATCAGGTATCACAAGACCCGGTGTCCCAACGCGGTGAGGGAGCATGTCAACTACGCCTGGGACGAGAAGGCCGCAAAGCGCGGCGAGGAGCAGCCCGTGAAGAGCGGCGACCATACTTGCGACGCGGGGCGTTACGTCACCAACGAGGTGTTTAAGAACATGTACAGGTTAGCGGCGTGACCACCGCGCACTGGCTCCTCTGGTTCCTAGTCCTCATCCCGCGCCACGACCCGCACTGCTACGCGGCTGGTCGCCTGGGCGGCCGCGTGTGGTGGGCTGACCACCGTGTCGTGGATGTGTACTACGACCGGCGCGTGTGGTGTGACCGGGCGGCGAGGGCCGAGACCGTCTACGAGAGATCGCGCTAGGAGGTGTCGACGATGTGCAGCTTTCGCCGGCTAGTCATCAACAAGCTCGATCAACTGCAGCAAGGAGTGGACAAACTTATGAGCACCATCCCATCGGGCCTCGCGGCCCTCGCCCAGGCGGTCACGGACCTCACCACGGCCGTGGCCAATGAGACTAATGACGTCAACGCGGCCACGACGGCCATCGCCACTGCGGTCGCGGAGCTCGCCAACAGCGAGGACCCGCAGGTGCAGACCCTGGCCCAGAACATCGAGGCCCAGGTCGCGCTGATCAACACCGCGAACGGGAACCTGGCCACCGCGGCAGCCTCCATCCCGCCAGCCCCCGCTCCGGCCTCGTAACGGAAGTGGACACTCACCCAGACGGGAGGGGGCATCATGAAGACAAAAGACAGAGTGGCGCTCCGCCCCGTGGGGGTGGGGGACGCGAAGTTGCGCAGTGGCATTAGCGTCGTTATCTGCCCCAAGTGCACCCGTGAGGTAGTGTCCAAGAATGGGGTCATTCAACCACATGCTGACATGAAGAAGGGTGGTTGGTGCGGCGGCGCGAAAGCCAAAGACTCCTCCGTCGCCAGGCCTCTGGCCGCCCTGGCCCTGCTGCTCTGGCTCGTCCACAGGTTCGCCGGCCCCACGGACGCGGAGCGCGCGGCGGAAAGTAATTGGGACCTGACGAAATACCGGCCGGCGCCGAGGGAGTGGTGATGGACCTCGAAGAGACGCGCGCCAAAGCTGATGAAGACTTGAAGGCCGCCGAGGAGTTCTTCGCGCCGGCGACCCAGGCCACCATTTGCTACCTTGCGTCGACCTTAGGGCGGCCAGCGTCAGTCAATTGCGGCAGACGTACAAAGCCGCATCCCACGCTCGACCAACTTGACAGGAGATGACTTCCATGCACTACAGGAATGGCCGCGAGGCGAAGAACGGCGACAAGGTCGTCAGGCTCAATGGCGCCGGTGCGATCGAGGCGTTCGGCGTGCTGCACAGCGCCGTGCCGGGGAACGACTACTGCAACGGCAACATCGCAGTGGTGCAAGGAGCGAATGAATACGCCTGCATGTGCGACTGCTTGCATGTCGACGATCTCGCCGATGTGCTAAAAGATGCCGGCTTGGACAAGCGGCCGGCGGGGATGTGACACCGTAACGTAAGGCGCCTGCAAGGAGGTGCATTTATGAGCCACCCGCTGTACGACTGGAACTATGATCCGCCACGTCAGGTGAAGAACGACGAGCTGCTGCGTAAGGCCCGGCTTGACTGGCCGCGGCGCGTCTGGGCCAGGGTTCGTCGGGGGTGGAACGACGCCCTGGCCTGTGCGTTCTTTTCTTTTTGGTCTGCGCTGCACCGCCTGGCGAAGCCAGCGGCGGTGCTTGCCGCCAGGGCCGAGGTCAGATGCTCGGCCAGGATGCGCCTGGCTTGGCACGCCTTCGCGCCCGAGGACTTCACTGGCGAGGCCGAGAACTTCGCGGCACAGCGCGGGTATGACCGGCTGGCCGACAGGTACGACGGCCTCGACGCTGTGGCGCGCAACGCGATGGTGGCGACGATCGAGGCTTCGCGTGCCCGACCACGCGGCCTGCAGGATCATGACGCTTGCGAGATGGAGACCACGTATGCCCGAGAATGATCTGCCCCCCATCCCTCCCGAGTACCGGGACCGCGTCCTGGTGAAGGACCCCAACGCGCTGCTGCCGGCCGTGGATAACCAAATCATCGCTGCCGCTGCGCCGGGTGACAAGGTCGTCACGGTGAAGGTCCTCGGGTACGAGATCGCGGCTCTCTATGCCGACAAGACCGGGCCGTATGCGTTCAACCAGTTATTACTCGAAAGATTTCAAGCAGCCGGTGCGCCGGTGGAGGGGACGATCAGGCTGCGCCTTGCCCGCGGCAAGGTGTTCAAGATCAAGTCGCAACCCGGCGACGCGTCCTTCAGGTACGTGTGGCTGCCAGACGAACACTGCCAGGCTCTCGGGGTCCAGGGCAGGGAAGGGGCGCTGATCCATTGAGATGTCAATGTGAAGCTGATGGATCGACGGGATGCCACGGTCCGCGCGCCTGTAAGAACGACGCGGCCGAGGCCGTGAAAACCATCTACGGGACATATCAAATGTGCGCTTCTTGTGCCAAGAAACTTCCAGTTGAATATCGCGCGTCAGCCAAGGACTCCCGTCACGGCGCCCCGGCCCGCCTCCACCGCGCGCTGGACGCGGTACTGGATTCCGCGAAGGCGAGGGACGCTGTCGCGCCGTTTCACCGCGGTACGCTTGACCCGAATGACGTGGCTCGTGTTTACTCGGGGCGGCCTGGGTGCGCTTGTGGCTGTCGCGGGAACTACAGCACCAACTCGGCGACGATTAAGTTGATTTGCAACAAGCTGAATGCCGGTTCGCCCGATCCCGGGTCCTTCCACGCGTTCAACAATGATTACGTCGCGAAGCAGATTGGTGGCAGGGCATACACCGCCTACTTTAAGAAGGGCTCACTAGCTAAGGACGTGCGACCAGTTCATGACGCCGCCAAGTGGGTGCCGCGCGGCTCCGGCGGCAGGCAGGCGTGTGTCGGGCCTGACGGCTACGACTGGGGGTGGGTGTACCCGGCGGACGGCGCGTGGATGGCCGAGCCCGCCGGCAGGCACGGCTCGCTCGCCGAGCGGCGCTTTGACATCGAGCAGGCCGCTAAGGCGTTCATCGAGCGGCACACTGAGAAGATGGCCGCGAAGGACCGCGTCCCCGCCGACTGCATGACCTGCGGCGTGCTGCCGGTGTAGTGTGCCCCAGCCCAGGTTCTCGCCCACCCAGCGCCTGCAGCGGGCCTACGCGAAGGGAATACAATCCATCGTCCGGCGCGTCCTCAAGCCGATCATGCCCGGCCAGTCCCTGGAGGACTGGCTCCAGGAGCTGGCCGACAGGACCAAGGCCGCCGACGTCCAGGAGGCGAGTGATCTCCTCGCGCGTAGGATGGTGGCCTGGACCAACGTCAAGAACGCCAGGACCTGGCGCGAGGCGGCGGCCAAGTCCCAGAAGTCGCGCGAGCTTTACCGCCTGCTACAAGAGGAGATGAGACGCGGCCTCGGCGTCAGGGTGACGAACTTGGTAGCCGCCAACGCCGCCTACATCTCCTCCGTCCCGGTGGAGGCCGCTCGGACCCTGGTCGGCGAGGTCGCCCGCGCGCAGCAAGCCGGCTCGCGGCCGGCGACCGTGACCAAGATGATGCGGGCCAGGTTCCCGGAGCTGCTTCGCTCGCGCGTCCAGCTCATCTCCCGCACCGAGACCAGCAAGGCGAGCGCTGCGCTGACCGAGGCCCGGGCCGCGGAACTCGACCTGTCGTGCTACCGTTGGCGGACGAGCAAGGATGCCCGCGTCCGCGACTCGCACCGCCTGATGGAGGGCGTGGTCGTCTTCTACTCCCACCCGCCCTCGCCCGAGAAACTGGACGGGCTCTCGTCGACCCTGGGCCACTACCACGCCGGGCAGGCGCCCAATGACAGATGTTACCAGGAGCCGTGTCTCGATCTCGACGCCCTGTCGTTCCCGGCCAAGGTGTACGACTGGCGGAGCGATTCTGTTGTCCACATGAACAAGCAGCCGTTCCTGCAGCTGGCTCAGACGGCTTGATCCCTGGTTCCTCGCGGCGCGGGCTGGCGGTTTCGGCGTCTGGGGAAACGCGCCGGCCGGCCCGCGCCTCTTTTTACCAAGATCACCGCCGCGCCATCGCGGCGTCAACCTCCACACCAACCTCAAAGGAGATCAGCATCGTCATGAAACTTCTCGGCGCACTACTGGCAATCTGCCTTCTGGCGTTGCCGCTCTCGGCTCAGACTTACAACACCTACACGGCGCAGGTCGGCGTGACCTTGTTCACGGGTCAGGCCGCCACGGCCACGGCCGCGAGCGGCGCCATTCGGCTGCCCAACTTCTCCGGCGCGGGCGTCCTCACCATCGTCGAGACTGGGATCACCGGCTCGCCTTCCGGCTGCACCCTCAAGCTGGCCTATGAGCCGAACAACGTCACGACGGCCGGGTCGACGGTAAGTACGACGTCGTTCACCCCGGCCACCGGCACCCAGGTGTTCACCATTGCGCCCTCGCAGCCGAGCGGTGACAACTACGTCGCCGCCTATGCCTGCTCGAGCGCCTACCCAACGGCCGGCGTGATCAACGCCACGTTCAGCCCGTTCGCCACCGAGGTGCTCGCCAACGTGTCGGGCTCCGGCGACCCGTGCGCCAACGCCAACACCATCAAGTCCTCCGTCGCCGTCGCCATCGTGTCGGCCACCACCACCCAGCTGGTCGCGCTTTCGGCCGCCAAAGCAATCTACGTCTGCGGCTTCACCGCGCAGCTGGGCCTGTCCGAGACCGCCAAGCTGGAATACGGCACCGGGACCAACTGCGGCACCGGGACCACGGCGCTGACCGGGGCCTTCGCCTCTGACGCCGCCGTCATCGCGGCTTCGTTCAACCTGGACGGTTCTGGCGCCAAGGTCACGGCTCCTGCCGGCACTGCGCTCTGCCTGGTCTCGACCGGGACGGCGGCGATTAACGGGGTGGTCAGTTACGTCCAGCAGTAGGCCGCGCCGATGCGCGTCAGGCCCGGTGTCAGGTACAACCTATCGATGTTTGCCAGGAGGCGCGCCGTGGGACGACGTCTGGTTGTGCAGAGCGACGACGTGCTGGTGGTCGGCGGCCTGGAGCTCGACGCCGGCGTGCTGAGGGCGATGCTGAAAACCAACAAACGTTTGCTTTGGGCGTTTCTTCGCGAGGGCGACGACGTGCGACCGGTGGCGTATTCCGAAGCCCAAGTGATCTGGCTCACGGACAAGGACCTGGAGCGGCGGGAGCTGCCCAGCGCGGTGTGACGATTTCGAGATAAGGAGGCCCGTGAGGCATGGCACGTAAGCGCACCACCAAGCAGGCCTCCTTCGTCGGGCAGGCCGCGATCGGGCTGAGGCAGAAGACCACGGCCCAGGCGGAGGATTTCTTCGCCAACCTAGCGGCGCGCTCGGGGTGGGGTTCGCCCAACCTGATGAACTCCACTGAGTACCCGCTCGTTAGGCTCACCTACAACTACTGGCAGCTGGTCGCCCTCTACGAAGGCAGCTGGATACCGCGCCGCATCGTCGATGTGCCGGCCCAGGACATGTGCCGGGCCTGGCCGGCGATGACCGGCGACACGCCGCCCAAGGACCTGGCCCGCATCGACCGCGCCCTCAGGCGCACGAACACCAAGAACCAGCTGCTCACGGCCATGATCTGGGGCCGGCTCTTCGGTGGTGCCGGCGCCCTCATCTGCGTGAAGGGCCAGGAGAACGAGCTGGACGAACCGCTGGACCTCGACTCGATCCCGTTGGGCGGCTTCCTGGGACTCTGCCCCTTCGACCGCTGGTCGGGCATCTACCCGGACTCGGCGTACTCGACCGATATGCAGCACCCCCTGGACTTCAACCTGCCGGAGAGTTACACGGTCCAGGCTACGGACGGGAAGTCCTTCAAGGTGCACGCCTCGCGCATCCTCCGCTTTACCGGGCCTACGGTCCCAACGCCCGAGCGCGAGGCCTACTCAATGTGGGGCATCTCGGTCATAGAACCCGTCTTCCAGGAGCTGCAGAAGCGGGATAATGTGAGCTGGAACATCGCCAACCTCACTTTCCGC